CGCAGTGGTTACCTGAGTCCCCTTTGGAACAGAAACAGCCGGACCACCAGTAGCTGTTTGGAAAGTAACTGTTCCTGTGGCTGCCTGCGGCTGGCTTGGAATGTAGCCCAAAAGTTCGGCCAACTGAATAACCGAAGCCAGTTGGGTAGCGGTTCCAATGTAGGATTCCGCCAGAATACGATCTCCGTAGTAGGAAAGAACATCCATCTCTCTGGCGAAGGACTCCATGAGCATTACTTCAAGAGAGCCCGGATTCTGATTTGTCCATTCCGGAAACACCGTCTTGGCATAGGACAACATCGAAGTTATAAATCCGTTGTAGTCCTTTGACGTATAGTCGATTGCTGGAATGTTTGCATTAACTGTTGCCATTTACTGTAATCTCCTTAACTGTTCCGCCGACTTCGATTACAGCAGTGTTGGCTACCGCAGCAGTAGCGGAAGCAGCAAATACCGGAGCGTACTCGACATTGATTTGGGATTTTCCGTCATTGGTTTCTCTGGAATTGGTAGTAACCGACAACACATTCAGTCCCGGTTCATATGTACTGAGCTGAGTAGTTACAGCATCTCGCAACTCCGCAGTTACCAAGGTATCCGTAATACCGAAAAGCAATCGAGATAATGGAAGTCCTAGCGCAGCTCTCATAGGGCGTTGGCCCAATTCGGTACCCACCAACGCTCTTACTCTTTGTTGAATCTGTACTTCTACATCGGTCTCTGTAGAAACCGAACCGTTCTCCGATATGGTGAACGGGATAGTCATTTGTAGTCCCATAGTTCTATTATCCCAAATTACTAGATTAACTTAGACGAGTGACACTGTACCAGGAGGTATTCTTCATAATTGTCGGGGTAGCGTTAGAGGTATTCTGCGCTGCCCTTAATTGAATAGTACCTGCATTGGCCCCTATAAGAATACTGCCACGTAAATATGCAGTGATATTTGTGGAAGGACCGAAGGTACCCAATGCTCTAATGGTGACTTCGTCCGTTTCTACTGTATCAATCTGATTAGTATTTCCTACTGGATAACCATTTCTTGCCCACCTGAATGTTGTGCTTGCAGGCACAGTCCAATCCAACTTAAGATCTCCAAGACCACCACCTCCAACAGAACCGTTGTAGGACAGGTAACCATCCAACAGATATCGGGCATTGGCCAGAACTGGAAAGGACATACCTGTAACAGCTGTCAGAGTAGTAGTGCTGGTCATTGTAAAATCATTGGCCAATGTGATGTAGTTGGTTTGTCCGACTCCCGGATTAAAGGTAGCCGGTGTATAGCCACTTAGGATTTTCCATACAGAACCCGTCCACATTTGCAATGTGTTTGTTGTGGTTTCATAAGCCAGCTGTCCTTGATAAGGAGCAGATGGAAGAGAAGCCCCTACAACAGGAATATCCGCAACGGTATTGGTGAAGTACATTGGCTTTGTAACATCGCCACCACTGAAAGCAATCCATACCAGTGTGTTGTTCAAAGGAATGGGTGCTTCGATATTTACTGGCTCTGCCCAGCGAAGTTCCGCTGCACCGGCAACCTGAGGACACTGTGTGCGAATTCTTCCCAACCCAGCGGGATCAACATTGGTAGTAACCAAGGCGCGGTAAACACCCATATAACTAGTTTGCATTTATCTGTGCTCCAATGTTAGATGATCTCCATATATTTCCGATAAGTGCGGGGGCTACCTTCTGCACGGTTGGTGCCAATGGTCCGGGATTGGAGGTATTGGCTGTGTATACCTGATCGCGTACCAAAGTCGCGCACATAGTGTACGTGGCATCCCAAATGGCTCCAGTGGGGGCAGGCATGGTCAGAGAGTGAGTAACGGACTTGACCAGCCACGTACCCATGTCTGCCTCTGTAAGGGCCCTTCCAGCCATTTCTACGGTGGCATTTGGCTTGACTCTGAAGTCCCCTCGCAACTCACACTCTGCTGTCAACCAATACAGATTTCTGTCCGCATAGGCTTGAGCCTTTTGATTGGCTTCGTACAGGGATTCTGCAGGAGCGTCACGGAAGTACTGACTGATTGTGGCGGACTGTGCTTGTGCCTTAGGGGATGTAAACAGTTCCGGTTGGTTGGAAGCGGTAATGAACTTCTTGGTAGTAGGATTCAATCCCGTAACAAACCTATTGGCTACGATTCCTCCATCCGGAGTAATGGTTCCAACGATAGGCTTGAACGATCTGATCGTGTCCCACATACCGGGCGTGTTGAACATCCAAAAAGTGGGCGACTGTCGGATGTTGTTTTGATTGAGAATGACTTTGGGATTGATGAAATACAAATCCGTGTTGTCCACATAGAAATGATAACCGATCTCTCCGGCCAACTGGGCAAGGAATCGGAAGTCACTTGTATTCTGTAGACGATAGTCAATAGCAGAAACATACGGGTGGATAACTCCACGGAACCCATTCTCTACAGCGATCTGAGAAGCGATTGCTGAAGGACTTGTGTTCTTCCATGTTCTGTTCTTGGTGGATTGCATATTGTAACTAGTGCCAACAACTGTGTACTCCACAGTACTCATAATAAGATTACTGTGTCCCTTGTCTGTTGCATTCTTAAGGATTTGGTAGGATGCTACGTATCCCAAGAACTGTGCCAGATAGCCGGGCTTCATCCCATAGTTGACAGCAATGGGGGTTCCCTCGCTTATGAACTGCCATGATCCGCGAATACCCTGTGTACCTTGAGTATTCGTCACTCCGATATATTGCACTCGTAACAATGCGACAGAGTGGCTGCCGATCTCCTGAACAATGTCAACGCTTACCGCGTTCTTCTTCAGGAGTTCGCCAGCCACTACTACCTCAAAGTACGGAAGTGCTTTCTGCTTACTAAGCACTTGGCACCCTCACTTGTGTTCCAGGATTTACTGTGTTCCAAAACATAATCTCTGGATTTGCATTGGCAATATACCACCAGGATTGTTCATCACCGTATACAGAATAAGCGAGATACTCAATAGAATCTCCTTGCTTCCACGTATATGTGCTGTAGCTAATAGTTTGCTGATCCGGAGTACCTATTATTATTGTGGGTCTGGATACTCCGTCATCAACAATGGGGAGAAGGAGGTTGTCTGCATATCTGCTGTAAGGACTGATGGGCATATTATCCTCCTGTTGATCCACTGTACAAGTCGGACATTAAAGTAACACCTACACCAATAGCACATCTTTGCGCCACCATCTTCTGAGTGAAGTGTGTATGTGTAATATCCAACTGACTAATATAGCCGAAGTATTTCAAAGCGCCTACTGATCTATATCCAAAGTAAATATCCACAGGAACGGGAGCCATGACTCCCTGAACTACTGTGGTAAAGGATGATCTAGTATCTTGGAAACTTCCGGCTCCCAAATGGGTAGGCGTTTGTGTAACTTGCTGGTTAATATTGAGCATATTAAAGAATGCATTCGTATCTACACTGGTACCGTATTTACCGGCATCCGTATTTACATATGCACTATCCCACAATTCAAATGTTCTGTCAAACAGCAAATTAAAACTTAATGTGGCTTGAAGTCCTGTAACGTAACTACCAGGATCGTCTGGATTTCTGGCGTAAGTCGGAACCACATTATTATTCAAGTCGATAGATCGACTCTCGTGGATAGTGGAAGGATTGTATAAAAACTTCACTCGAAATATCTGATTAGAGCCTTGTTGCTGTCTTGTGCTGATTAGACCACGATAGAGTAAAGAATTGGAATCTCCGAGAACTGTATCAAATGCTCCACCATTGGCAACACCGTTTTGTTGTCCCGGAATATTCAAAATATTAGGATGAAACGGTGGGTTCTCTACTACGATGGTTCCCGGCTGCCCACTGATGGGAGAGTATACGCCGGTAATGGGTTGCGTATTTGCCATTAGATTCCCTTCTGCAATCTTACTAGGCGATCTCTGTCTTCTATTGCTGCATAAATACTTCTTGCCACTGCACGGGCATCGTCTGAAGAACCAGTATATCCCGCTGGTAGATTGACATTGAGATTCTGGATTGTTAATCCTCCACTTGTAGTAACAGTTTCTTTTCCTCCAGAATTGGCAATAGCGTTAGTGATGGCACTACGTACGGTCTCCGCCTGCTTGGCAGGAAGAATCATTTCTCCCTTGTGAACCTGAGCTGCCTGATCCTGATCGATGTTCCAGGCTCCTGAGGCATACCAATTGTTTCTCTGGTGGAAAGACCACGCCTTTGAAGGATTACCGTATCTACCGGAAATATAATCCATCATCCAACGAAGCTGTGTTTCTCCATTGGTCTGCCAGTCCGATCCGGCTGACTTCATCTTGCTTGGTGGAAGAGACTGCGGAAGTCCGTATGCACCAGAAGACTTGTTTGTAGCGTGCACATCCCAAGAAGATTCGGACATAACCAGAGCGTCGAATGCACTCCACTGGTCACTCCACCCGTACTTGGCAAGCAATTGCTTTGCATAGGACTGCAAAGAAGCCTTGTCATTTCCTCCGCCGCCAGTAGGTTCCTGACCCAATGGAGAAGTTCCGGAGGTTCCCTTGGCAGAAGCACTTCTCATAGGAAGAGATCCCAGTGAAGAAGCTAGAGCGGAAGCTACCGCAGCGGCTTCACTAGTAGATCCGAAGTCTCCGGTATTTCCGCCAGAGCGAGACTGGGCATTGTTCAAGGTGTTCTTGACATCATTACCGGACTTACCGTTTATCAAAGAACCCATGTTACCCACAGAACCCAGAATTCTTCTGGCACTGGTAAATTCACTAGGTGAGTATCCACGAATACGAACATTCAATCCGGTACGTGGGGCTTCAATAAGCTGACCATTGCCCATAGCAATAGCAACGTGAGTAGCAGGGTGTCCCTTGAATAGAAGATCTCCCGGCTGTACATCACCGAGATTTACTGGCGAACCTGAATTCTCCTGATCCTGAGATACACGCGGAAGCTTTACGCCTGCTTGTCCGAATGCCCACTGAACCAAACCTGAACAGTCCAATCCCTTTCCTGGAGAAGTTCCTCCCCATACGTAAGGAACACCTAACTGTGACTGAGCAAAACCGAGAACCTGCGCAGCAGTGGCTCCATTATTGCTGGAACTACCATTACCTCCGCCGCCCCCGCTTCCTCCGTCAGCGGAATTGGAATTGTGTCCTCCACCAGCACGACCATCGAAGTGCATAAGTCTGCTGTGGTATACGTTCGGAGATACTGTAGGATTTCCATCAGCATCCTTCTTCATATATTGAGGAAGGAGCTTTCTGTTTTCATTGGCAATTTTATTGCCGACAACGACAGATAATCCGGCAGCCCCAGCAACCGGGGCAAGGGTGGACATCAAGGAGGCACTACTTCCGGCAGAGGTAATCCCATAAGCACCTCCTGCTCCTCTGGTGGCGTTGATCATTCCGCCAGCACCTCCAGCTCCTCCGCCTCCACGAAACATTCCGAACAGACGGGCGGCTAGCATTCCGCCACCTATTCCTCCGAAACCAGCACTGAATCCGCCAAGACCGCCGGATAGCGCAGAACCCCAACCACCGGCAGTACCGATGGCGCTGTCAAGTCCTGTGCTCTTTAGGAAAGCATTAATTCCTTCAGTGAAGTTTTGTACCGCCGCAGTAGCATCCTTGAATGCTGGAGACAAGGAATCCAGAATATCTTGCATTCTATCTGCACGGCTGGTATTCAAACTTCTCTGGGATTCAAACATAGAGTCACCGAGACCGGTGGCCTTCTTCAGCTTATTGATTGCGGCACGGTCATTGTTTCCCGCAAGAGTAGACAGCTTGTCGAACTCATCTGTGGACATTCCGGAATTACGTGCAGCCGTGAGACCAGTCAGATAGTTTCTCATCATGGTCTGGCTCTGCTGACTTAGACCCAACTGGCTGGACATATAATTCAGATTTACAGAAAGAGAACCAGTCTGTGTAAGAGAAGCAGATAGCTGCTTATTGGTTACTTGACGATTACCGAATGTACGGTTGTAGATAGAGCGAGCAATTTCTTGAGGAGATGACTGCACGCCGCCATTTCCAATAG